TATTTCACCCTCAGAGAGCGAATCGAAACCGTCAACAAGCAACTGAGCGGCCTGCAGGCGTATGTGCGCGAGCAGTGCCTTAACTAACGAGGAAGATATGAGCGAAGCAAAACCGCAGGACGGCAGCACTGTAAAGGGATATCGGACTTTAACGGAAGGTGACATTCAGGTGATGAACCGTCTCAAAGCGTAAGCCGACATTTTTTGAGCTTGCTGGATATCGCCAAAGAAACCGGCGCTGATCCGCGCTGGGTTGCAATGGCGAAAACTGAGATGCAAAAGGCCTGCATGTTCGCCTGTCGGTCAGTGGCAAAGCCTGACGAAGATTGTTAGCCATTCCAAAGCTCATCTACGGGTGGGCTTGATAATGGTGACGAATATCTCAATTTTTATTGTGGTTGACATAAGTTATTGGTTTGCATTGGTTATTTTGTCGTTGGTATAATTAAAACTCCTGATACGGAGGGGTTTTGATGAAAATTGATCACGCATATTTAAAGGGTCTTTTGGAAGCCTTCGAGGCATCTGATAAGCCACAGACAAATATCAATGAGATTGCTTCACAAGGGTTCGATCATAGAGCGGATGTGTTCATTTTTCATATGCGTTTGTTAAATGACATGAAGCTTATGAGTCAAGTCAATGGAAGTCCTGGATTCGGTCTGACCGTTTCAGCCGACGGGTATCCTTCATGGTCAGTTGTACCTTTACGTCTCACTGCTAATGGTCATGATTTCCTTGAAGCGCTGAGGAACAAAGAGGTTTGGAATACCGTTAAGACTGGTTTCAAAGACGCAAGCATTGGAACATTAGTCGGCGTCTCTAGGCGCTTGCTGGATGAATACATTCAGAAAAAGATAGACGGGATTCTCGATTAAAGCCAAGCCGCCTACGGGCGGTTTTTTATTGCCATCACCATGGGTAGACCCATCGTAATGGCTTTAGCGGATAAATTGGGGATAGGCCCTATAGGGGATAAATTACAGCCTCGCTCACGCGGGGCTTTTTATTGGAGCCAACAATATGCCAGCAGCTATCCCGCGCGCCTGCCGTAAACGCGGGTGCTCCGGCACTACCACAGACCGTTCCGGCTACTGCGATGCGCACCGTAACGAAGGGTGGCAGCAGCACCAGCGAGGACTGAGCCGCCATCAGCGTGGCTACGGCAGTAAGTGGGACATTATCAGAGCCCGCATCCTGACGAGAGATCGACATCTGTGTCAGGAGTGTTTGAGGAATGGGAAGCCCGTTCCTGCATCAACAGTTGACCATATCAAACCCAAAGCTCACGGCGGCACTGACGACGACAGCAACCTGCAAGCGTTGTGCTGGCCATGTCATAAGCGCAAGACCGCAACGGAGAGAACCCGATGAGCTATACACGCTGCACCTACTGCGGCTCGACGCTGCACACCGTAGCGAAATGCCCAAAGACATGGGGAGGCTCAGCCCGCCGTGCGAACCTGCGCTGCGGTTACTGCAGCCAGTCAGGCCATAACTCCAGTGCCTGCCCGAACAATGCCAGCAGCGCGCGGCGCCGCAATCTCAACGATGACTTCCATCTCGACTGATGAAACGCGAAATGATTTCAATTGTAATCATTTTGATGTGAATGATATCGATTCTCATCGGCGGGGAGGGTGGGATCAGAGTTCAGGGCAATGCCTGCTGAGGACCGCCGCCTCAGTCAGATTTTTACACCCGCGAAATATAAAATTTAACTGGAGCGTCTATGGCTGGAGCGACGGGCCGATCCGGACGCCGCGCCAAGCCGACTGCCCGGAAGTTGCTGGCAGGCAATCCGGGTAAGCGCGCCCTCAATAAAGAAGAACCCTCCTTCACACCCATAACCGGCGTTGACCCGCCCGAGTGGCTCAGCGAATCCGCTGCGACAATGTGGAGAATGGTCTCTAATGAGCTGTGCGCGCAGGAGGTTTTGTGCGCCACGGATTTACACAACCTCGAAATGTTTTGTGTGGCCTATGCCAACGCCCGCGCTGCGCAGGTGGACGTTGCTAAAAACGGAATCACCGTAACCGGCGCAATGGGCGGTGTGATCAAAAACCCGGCGCTGACCGTGCTGAATGAAGCAATGCGGCAGATGGCCTCCTTCGGAGGCATGCTCGGGCTGGACCCCAGCAGCAGGCAGCGTCTGATTGGTGGGAACAAAAAACAGTCGGACAACCCCTTTAAAAACCTATGACGCGCAAAGCCTACCCTAACGTGAACGCCGCAAATCAGTATGCCCGTGACATCGTCCGGGGGAAAACTGTGGCGTGCCGCTATGTCATCGATGCGTGCCAGCGGCACCTTGATGATCTGGCGAAAGAGAAAACGAAAAAGTTTCTTTACCGGTTCGATAAAGATCTGGCGGAAAAGGCGGCAAAGTTTATCCAGCTTCTGCCGCATACGAAAGGCGAGTGGGCCTTCAAACGCATGCCCATCACCCTTGAGCCCTGGCAGCTGTTTATCGTCTGCTCGGCGTTCGGCTGGGTACGCAAGGGCTCGAAGCTGCGGCGTTTCCGCGAGGTTTATACTGAGATCCCGCGTAAGAATGGTAAGTCGGCGATCTCTGCCGGTGTGGCATTGTTCTGCTTCACCTGTGACGACGAGTTTGGCGCAGAGGTTTACTCCGGCGCCACGACAGAAAAGCAGGCGTGGGAAGTGTTCCGCCCGGCGCGACTGATGTGTAAGCGCACCCCGGCGCTTTGTGACGCGTTTGGCGTGGAGGTTAATGCCTCCAACATGAACCGGCCGGAAGATGGTGCCCGTCTTGAACCGCTGATCGGCAACCCTGGCGATGGTGCTTCTCCGAGCTGCGCCATTGTGGACGAATACCACGAACACGATACCGACGCGCTCTACACCACCATGTTGACAGGTATGGGAGCCCGGCGTCAGCCGCTGATGTGGGCCATTACCACAGCGGGCTACAACATTGAGGGACCGTGCTACGACAAGCGCCGGGAAGTCATTGAAATGCTGAATGGCACGGTACCTAACGATGAGCTCTTCGGGGTGATTTACACCGTTGATGAGGGTGATGACTGGACCGATCCGGCGGTGCTGCGCAAGGCGAACCCCAACATGGGTATTTCGGTCTACAGCGATTTCCTGCTGAGCCAGCAGAAACGGGCCATGAACAATGCCCGCCAGGCCAACGTCTTCAAAACCAAGCACCTGAACATCTGGGTATCAGCCCGGGCGGCTTATTTCAACCTGGTCAGCTGGCGCAACTGCGAGGATGAGACGCTGACGATCGAGCAGTTCGAGGGTCAGCCTTGCTATCTCTCGTTCGACCTGGCGCGAAAGCTCGACATGAACAGCATGGTGCGGATCTTCACACGTGATATTGACGGCAGGAGGCACTATTACTGTATAGCGCCTAAGTTCTGGGTGCCCTATGACACGGTATACAGCACCGACACCGATCATCAGCGTACTGCTGAACGCTTCCAGAAGTGGGTGAACTCCGGCCACCTGGAGGTAACTGAAGGTGCAGAGATCGACTACCGCGTCATCCTGGAGGAAGCGAAGGCGGTAAACCGACAGAACCCGGTAGAGGAATCTGCCATCGACCCTCACGGAGCCACTAACCTGTCCCACCATCTGGCCGATGAGGGTCTCAGCCCGATAACCATCGTCCAGAACTACACCAATATGTCGGATCCGATGAAAGAGCTTGAGGCGGCGATAGAGGCCGGACGCTTCCACCATGACGGCCATCCCATACTGACATGGTGTATCTCTAACGTGGTGGGCAAGCACCTCCCTGGTAACGATGACGTTGTGCGGCCCATTAAGGAGCACAGCGAGAACAAAATCGACGGGGCCACTGCCCTGATCATGGATATAGGCCGGGCCATGCTGCCGGAGACCCGACAGGATCTTAACGGCTTCTTTGAAAATCCCATCATGGTAGGTTTCTGATGAAGAAAAATAAGCAGCCTGGCAAGGTAAAAAGCGCCTTGCTCAACTGGCTGGGCGTGCCCATCAGCCTGACTACCGGAACGTTCTGGCAGGAGTGGTACGGCACGAGCAGCAGCGGCAAGGTGGTGACTGCAGATCGGGCTATTCAGCTTTCTGCGGTCTGGGCCTGTGTCCGGCTTCTGAGCGAGTCGGTATCCACGCTACCGGTTAAGATTTATACCCGCCAGGCTGATGGCTCGCGCAAGCTGGCGCAGAATCATCCGGTTTACCAGGTGCTTTGTCGCCGTCCGAATCTGGAAATGACGCCGTCGCGCTTTATGCTCATGGTGGTGGCCAGCATCTGTCTGCGCGGTAATGCGTTTGTCGAGAAGCTGTTTATCGGCAATAAGCTGGTGTCGCTGGTGCCACTGCTGCCCCAGAATATGGTGGTGAAGCGGCTGGATACCGGGCGGCTGGAATACACCTACACCGAGGACGGCAAGAAACGCGTTATCTCCGAAAAGAACCTGATGCACATCCGGGGATTTGGCCTTGATGGTGTCTGCGGCATGATGCCAATGATGACGGGTCGTGACGTGATCGGCGCGGCGATGGCCGTCGAAGAGTCAGCTGCAAAGATTTTCGAAAATGGCCTGCAAAGCTCGGGCTTTCTTTCAGCTGACCAGGCGCTTGATAAGGATCAAAGAGAGCGACTTCGGGGCTATATGCAGGCTTTTACCGGGTCTAAAAACGCCGGAAAAATTATGGTTCTTGAGGGCGGGCTGAAATATCAGAACGTCACCATGAACCCGGAAGCGGCGCAGATGCTGGAAAGTCGCTCATTCAGCATTGAGGAAATCTGCCGCTGGTTCCGCGTGCCGCCGTTTATGGTCGGCCACACCTCGAAGCAAAGCAGTTGGGCGTCGAGCCTGGAGGGGATGAACCTACAGTTCCTGACCCACACGCTGCGCCCGCTGCTGGTGAATATCGAGCAGGAGATCTCCCGTTGTCTGCTGAATGGCGAAGAGGACCTCTTTGCCGAGTTCTCGGTAGAGGGCCTGCTGCGCGCCGACAGTGCTGGCCGGGCGGCATACTACACCAGCGCGCTGCAGAACGGCTGGATGTCCCGTAACGACGTGCGTCGCCTTGAGAACATGCCACCGATTGAGGGCGGCGATCTTTATACGGTGCAGCTCAACCTGACGCCGCTTGAAGATCTTAAACAGAACAGCCAGGCCGCGCAGGCATTCGCGCTGCGGCAGGTTCATAACCACGTATTTCCCGACATCCCCTTCGAACAGTCCCCGCTGAAACAGGCGGCTTAGGAGCACCCATGACGATTAAAAGCCTTCCGGCGGCGCCGGAGGGGCGACCTTTTGCGCGCGAAAAACCTGATCTGCCAGCTGCGGCAATGGAGCGCTGGAACGGTGGCATCCGCGCCGCCCGGGACGGTGACAACAGCATTTCTATCTTCGACGTGATCGGCGCTGATTACTGGGGAGAAGGTGTAACGGCCAGCCGCATTGCCGGGGCGCTTCGCTCCCTTAACGGTGCTGACGTGACGGTTAACATCAACAGCCCGGGCGGCGACATGTTCGAAGGCCTGGCGATCTACAACCTGCTGCGCGAGTACGACGGCAAAGTCACTGTGAAGGTTTTGGGTCTGGCGGCGTCCGCCGCGTCGGTTATCGCGATGGCCGGTGACGACGTGCAGATCGGGCGCGGTGCATTCCTGATGATCCACAACTGCTGGGTTTACGCGATGGGCAACCGTCACGACCTGGCGCAGATCGCTGCTGACATGGAGCCGTTTGATAACGCGATGAGCGATATCTATCAGGCGCGCAGCGGTCTTGATGCCGCCACCGTCGAAAAGATGATGGATGGCGAAACCTATATCGGCGGCAGTGACGCGGTAGCGAAGGGCTTTGCTGACAGCCTTCTTTCCGCTGATGAAATTGCCGACGACGACGACAGTCCGGCGGCGGCGCTGCGCAAGCTTGACGCGCTGCTGGCCAAAACCGATACGCCGCGCTCAGAGCGTCGAAAACTTCTTAAAGCTTTATCCGGCAGCAAGCCAGGCGCTGCTGCCATCCCTGAAGGTACGCCGGGCGCTACCGAAGAAATCAACCCTGACAATATCAAACAACTTGAAGACGCCCTGGCGGCGTTCGGCCAATAAGGAAAGACCATGTCTGAAGTTAACGAATTACTGAAAAAAGTTTCTGCGAAGCTGGAAGAAGTTTCCGGCACTTTCAGCCAGAAAGCCGAGGACGCGCTGAAGGAGGCTAAAAGCTCTGGTCAGCTGTCTGCGCAAACCAAAGAGGCAGTGGATAAAATTGCCACTGAACACAATGCGCTGAACGATGCGCTTAAGTCGCTGAAATCTTCAGTAGGTGAAATTGAGCAGCAGGTAGCTCAGATGCCGCTGGCCAGCGCTACAAAAATTATCGAGACCGTCGGCCAGACCGTTATCAGCAGTGAAGCGCTAAAAGCTTTCGCGGCAAGCGTTGAAGGCGGCAAGCGCGTCAGCGTTCCGGTTAATGCTGCGCTGATCTCCACTGACGTGCCAACCGGCGTGGTCGAGCCGCAGCGCCTGCCGGGTATCGACACCGCGCCGAAGCAGCGCCTCTTCATCCGAGATCTGATTGCTCCGGGGCGCACCTCGGCGCCAGCCATCTTCTGGGTGCAGCAGACCGGATTCACCAATGCGGCGAAAGTCGTGCCGGAAGGTACCGCCAAACCGTACAGTGATATTCAGTTCGCCACGCAGATCACTCCGGTGACCACCATCGCGCACATGTTCAAGGCGTCCAAACAGATCCTGGATGATTTTGCACAGCTGCAGTCCACTATCGACGCTGAAATGCGTTACGGCCTGAAATATGTCGAAGAGCAGGAGATTCTCTTCGGTGATGGTACCGGCGCGCACCTGAAAGGCATCGTACCGCAGGCCTCGGCGTATGACGCTGCGTTCACCGTTGAACAGCAGAACGGCATCGACGATCTGCGCCTCGCAATGCTGCAGGCGCAGCTGGCGCGCTTCCCGGCTTCCGGCCACGTCCTGCACTTCATCGACTGGGCGAAGATTGAACTCACCAAGGACACGCTGGGCCGCTATATCCTGGCGAATCCGGCGGCCCTGACCGGGCCAACCCTGTGGGGCCTGCCGGTGGTGGCGACCGAAGCTGCCGCATTCCAGGGCAAGTTCCTTACCGGTGCATTCAACGCCGCTGCCCAGCTGTTCGACCGTGAAGATGCCAACGTGGTGATTTCCACTGAGAACGCCGACGACTTCGAGAAAAACATGATCTCGATTCGTTGCGAAGAGCGCCTGGCGCTGGCGGTGAAACGGCCGGAAGCATTCATCTACGGAGCCTTCACTGCGCCTGCTGCAGGGGGCGGTGCGTAATCCTTAACGGCGGCCTGCGGGCCGCTTTTCCTTTCCTTTAAGGAGACAGCCATGAAGCTGATCGCTATCAAGCCCATTTACTTTGAAGGTAACGTGCTTACCGAAGGCACCGAGTTAGAGACGCTGGAGCAGCATGGTCGCGAGCTGGTGGCACGCGGTTATGCCGCAGAACCCGGTGCCAAAAAACCGGGACCGGAGAAAGACCCCGATCCAAAAGGAAAAGGCAAAGGTAAGTAAGGGGCGCGCATGCTGACTAAAGAGCAGGTGAAGCATCACTGCAATATCGAACAGGACTTCACGGAAGACGACGCCTGGATCGATACGGGCATAAAAGCTGCGGAACGCTACGTTGAAAAATGGACCCGCCGTCGGCTTTATGAAAAAGCTGATGATCCGCTTTATATGGCCGATCCAGACGCACTGCTTTATGGCGAGGATATCGAAATAGCTATGCTGATGCTGATTGGTCACTGGTACGCAAATCGCGAAGCTATAAACGTTGGGAATGTGACATCTGCACTCGCCCTATCCACTGAAGCACTCCTTCAACCTTACCGGATTTATGGCCTATGAAAGCGGGACGTCTACGGCACAGGGTAACCCTTCAGAAACCGGCAACCGGGCGATTACCGTCCGGACAGCCTGCAACCGGCTGGGTGGATGTTGCTTCGGTTCGGGCAGAAGTCGCGGATGTATCGGGCCGGGAGATGATGGACGGCGGCGCAGAGCTGAGCAGCACCACAACCCGGATCTGGATGCGTCGTTATCCAGGCATTCCCGTAACCACGGGATGGCGAGCCGTTCATCTGCCGCCTACCGGAGGCGGTGAGATATATGACATCAAGTCGGCTATCTCAGCAGAGAACGGCACCAGGCTCGAATTGCTTTGCGAGAAGGGGGTGAAACAGTGATTTCAACGAGTCTTGATTTTTCCGGTCTGGCCGATATCGCGAAGGATCTGGAGACGCTCAGCAGGGCTGAAAATAATAAGGTTTTGCGTGATGCCACGCGTGCTGGTGCAGAAGTTCTGCGACAGGAGGTAGAGGATCGTGCGCCCGTCCTTACCGGGAAACTGAAAAAAAACGTGGTGGTGGTGACCCAGAAGGGTCGCCGTCGCGGCGAAATCGCTTCCGGCGTGCATATCCGGGGCGTTAACCCGGACACCGGCAACAGCGACAACAAAATGAAGGCCAGCAATCCGCGCAACGCTTTTTACTGGCGCTTCGTTGAACTCGGTACATCGACTATGCCTGCGCACCCCTTCGTTCGCCCGGCATTCGATACCCGGCAGGAAGAGGCTACGCAGGCAGCGCTGGCCCGCATGAATCAGGCCATTGATGAGGTGCTGGCGAAATGACAGAGGCTGACATCTATCAGCGGCTCAAAGCGCTGGCAGGCGGAAACGTTTTTCCGTACGTGGCACCGCTGGGTACCACGGCGCCGTGGGTGATTTATCTGCTCCCGGGTTCAGTCAGCGAGGATGTTTTCTGCGGACCGGCAGAAACAGCAAGCACCGTTCAGGTTGACGCCTGGGCCTCGTCGATTGATGACGCCCGGGCGCTGCGTGATCAGGTTAAAGCTGCTCTGGCCGATCTGCATCCTGTCGGACTGAACGAGATCAACGGCTACGAGCCGGACACCGGACTTTACCGGGCCACGCTTGAAGTTCAGATCTGGCAATAAAGCCACCCTTCATATCAACTCTGCCGCCTCCGGGCGGCTTTTTTATATCCGGAGATCACTATGTCCTCGAATTATGAAAAATCGCAGCTGACGAAAATCCTTATTTCGTCACTGCCAACGACCAGCGACGCAATGGAAACCGCTGTCTATCTCGATCTGAGCTGCACTCTCAAAGAAGCGCAGTTCACCGGCGGGCAAAAACAGGATATTGACGTCACCACGCTATGCTCCACTGAGCAGGAGAACGTCAATGGTCTCCCGGCCCCTTCGGAGATTTCACTGTCAGGTAACTTTTACCGTAATGCTGCGCAGGATGCGTTGCGTGATGCGTATGACAACGACACGGTTTATGGCTTCCAGATCATCTTCCCGTCTGGCAATGGCTTTAAGTTCCTTGCCGAAGTTCGTCAGCACACCTGGTCTTCCGGTACTAACGGCGTGGTGGCGGCAACGTTCTCCCTGCGTCTGAAGGGGAAACCGGTACCGATTGACCCGGCCCTTAAACTGACCACTGATTTGCCCGCCGCACAATCTGTAGCGGTTGGGGCACCGATCAGTATGGCGGTCGCCGCCGCTGGCGGTAAACTTCCCTACAGCTATGCCTGGAAGAAAGGTGGTGTCACCATCAGTGGGCAAACATCTGACACATTCAATAAATCCAGCGCTGTTTCGGGTGATGCGGGAGATTACACCTGCGTGGTCACTGATTCTTCTGCCCCGGTTAAGACAATTACATCATCAACTTGTACCCTTACCGTCAATTAATGGAGATGCCGGGTTGGCCCGGCATGCATAGCAGATGTCGCAAAATCTGAAAAAATTAGCCATGGCGAAGATGTCAGGCTTTCGTCATAAGACGGTGGCGGTTCCTGAGTGGGAAGGCGTCGAAGTTGTTCTTCGTGAGCCGTCTGGCGAAGCCTGGCTGCGCTGGCAGGAAGTAGTGAAAGTCGGTGCTGACGATGAAAATGTGTCGGTATCTGAAAAGGCCCACCGTAATCTTTGCGCTGACGTGGTTCTCTTTATTGACGTCCTGTGCGACACCGATAAGCAACCGGTATTCAGCGTCGATGAAGAAGAGCAGGTACGTGAAATTTACGGACCCGTTCATTCACGCCTGCTGAAACAGGCGCTGGACCTTATTAATAACGCGGAAGAAGCGCGGGAAAAGTCGCAACCCCCGGCGTAAAGTTCCTGATGTCGCTTGCGCTCCGCATGGGGCGCACGCTTTCAGAGCTTCGGCAGAACATGACGGCGAGCGAGCTTCTGATGTGGATTGAGTTCGACAGGCAAAGTCCGGTTGGCGATATTCGCGGTGACATTCAGGCCGCCCAGATAGTCTCTGCCGTTTATGGTTCTCAGGGGGTCAAAGTGCCGCTGGAAGATGCAATCCTGCGCTGGGATGATGACAAGAAATCAGCACCTGAAGATCCCTTTGCTGGTCTTGAGGCTGCACTTACTGCCGCGACGCAGTGACTTTTGACCCAGATAATATTAGGATTCTTAGACTTATAATACTGGGGAACCAAAATGGAAATTTTACTAGTTTCAATTGTTATAGGCTTAATTCCAGCCTTAATTGCTCAAAGCAAAGGGCGATCTTTCTTTGCATGGTGGGTGTATGGTGCTCTGCTGTTTATAATCGCTTTTGTGCATTCTCTGGTAATAAAGAAGGATGTTGCGGCAGAAGAAAAAGACTTAATTGAAAACGATGGCATGAAGAAGTGCCCATTCTGTGCAGAGTTAATCAAAAACGAAGCTATTAAATGTAAACACTGTGGTAGTGATTTAACAGTCGATTCCCCACCGGTTAAGACTGATGAAGAATACCTCGAAGAAGCCAGGCAAAAGGTCTGGAAATAATAAAAATAAAACCGCTTCGGCGGTTTTTTTACGTCTGGAGTTAGAATAAATGGCAACTTTACGTGAGTTAATAATCAAAATTTCCGCTAACTCGCAATCATTCCAGACGGAAATTTCCCGCGCCTCGCGCATGGGGCAGGACTATTACCGCACCATGCAAAATGGCGGTCGGCAGGCCGCAGCAGCATCGCGTGAAAGCGAAAGAGCATTATCCGATCTTACTGATGGTTTTGCATCGGCAGGAAGGGCTGCCGCCGCCGCTACGGCAGCTTTTGCGACTGGCAAACTTGTGCAGATTGCAGACGAGTGGAATTCTGTAAATGCACGCCTTAAGCAGGCATCCTCTTCTGCTGATGATTTTGCAATCTCTCAGCGCCAGTTAATGGAAATCAGCCAGCGAACCGGAACGGCATTTTCCGATAACGCAAACCTTTTTTCACGCGCAGCAGCATCCATGCGCGAATACGGATATAGCTCAGATGAAGTCCTGAAAATTACCGAGGCTGTTTCAACCGGCCTCAAACTTTCAGGAGCAAACACCCAGGAAGCAAGTTCTGTTATCACACAATTCAGCCAGGCGCTGGCGCAGGGAGTTCTTCGCGGTGAAGAATTCAACGCCGTTAACGAAGCAGGTGATCGTGTCATCCGTGCACTTGCCGCCGGAATGGGCGTGGCCCGCAAAGACCTGAAGAGCATGGCTGACCAGGGGCAACTTACGATTGATAAGGTTGTTCCTGCATTAATGAGCCAGTTGGGATCATTACAGGGTGAGTTTGCCAGCATGCCGCAAACAGTTTCCGGATCCCTGCAAAAAGTCACCAACTCGTTCATGGCATGGGTTGGAGGTGTCAACCAGGCTACTGGTGCTACCGATGCGCTCTCTGGTGGCCTGGACGGAGTTGCCCAGACGCTTGATTCATTTACCTCATCGGCAGTAAGTGGCGCACTGAGTGACGTTGCCGACAATATGTCTACGATAACAACAGTTGCTGGAGCGCTTGTTGGCGTTGGGCTGGCAAGATATCTGAGCGGAGTTGCAACCAGCGCCACGAGTGCAACAGGTGCGCTAATTTCTGCGGCTAAGTCAGAGGTTGCTCTTGCAGTTGCACAGGATAAGGCTGCACAGTCTGCCGTTGCAGCCTCAAGGGCAGAAGTTTATAGGGCTCAGCAAGCTGTACAGAGATCGCGTGGCGCAGATGTTCAGGCTGCTCAGCAAGAGAAGATTGCTGCGGCAGAAGCAAAAGTCACTGCAGCCCAGGCCAGGCTGACGACCGCTTTAAGCAGCGGTTCTGCCACAGAGAAAGTCAGAGCCAGAACAGCGCTTGAGCGTGCGCAGGCAGGGCTTGTGGCAGCTAAAAACGCCGATGCGCAGGCTATCGCTGAAAGACGCCTGGCTGCTGCTGAGGCCGCCAGAGACCGGAACCTTGCAAACCGTGTAACTACCCAAAGCAATCTCAATAGTGTCACATCTGTTGGCACCCGCCTTTTAAGCGGTGCCCTCGGGCTCATTGGCGGCGTGCCGGGATTAGTGATGCTTGGAGCCGGTGCCTGGTATGCGGTGTATCAAAATCAGGAGCAGGCCAGGCGTTCTGCCCAGGAATATGCCAGTACGATAGATGAAGTCAGTAAAAAGTCGATGGCAATGACTTTGCCTGAAGCTTCAGATAATGCAGAGAGAACTCGTGCCGCTCTGAATGAACAGAACAGGCTAATTGATGAACAAAAGAGCAAGATTGAAAGCCTGAAAGAGCAGATAGCTGGTTATCAGTCAGTAATCAGTAATCCGGGTCCCACTACCAGCGGTGGTTTCATGATTAACCACCTGACATCTTTGGACACCGTGACTCGTGGGCTGGCTACAGCTACAGAGCAGTTATCTGTTGAGCAAGAAAGGCTTGCTCAGATGCAGGAAAAATCCGCTTCTATTCAGCAGGTTCTTGAGGGGCTTGAGCATCGACGGGTGGCACTCATCCGAGAAGAGGCGGCCAATCAAAACCGGGCTTATCAATCTCTCCTGCTGATGAATGGGCAGCATGACGAATTTAACCGTTTGCTGGGGCTGGGTAATCAGCTCCTAATGGCCCGTCAGGGATTGGCTAACGTTCCACTCAGACTTCCTCAGGCCGATCTCGACAAAAAGCAAACCGATGCCCTTGAAAAGAGCCGCCGGGATCTGGAGTTGTCACGCCTTAAAGGTGAGGCCAAAGAACGTTTACGGCTGAGTTATGCGGCTGACGATCTGGGATTAACCAGTGACCCTCAATTCCAGACAGGCCGTCAGGAGTTGATTAATAACGGTCTTGCGGAATGGCGAAATAATGAGGCCAATAAACCTAAGACGAAAGGGGGTAAAACCGAAGGTGAGAAAACAGAGGATGTGTATAAACGCCTCATCACCCAGCAGCAGGAGCAGATCGCGCTTTCCGGTCAAAACACCGAACTCGCCAAAACCAAATATCAGGTAACCCAGGGTGAACTGGTTGTTCTTTCTGAAGTTCAGAAGACAGAACTTCTTCGAAATTCTGCGGCGCTTGATCATCTTAACGCTGTAGAGCGGCTTAAATCCCTGAATAAGGAACTGCTGGAGCCAGAGGAGGCGCTGCTAAATACCACTCGTGAACGCATTAAACTGCTGCGAGAGGCTGCACCTGCGACTGAAGAATACCGCAAGACAATGGAGCGGATATCAAAAGCATCGGTTCAGGAAGCTCCGAAGTTCGGTGGTATTGATTCATCTGTCGGCGGCGCCAGCGGCGAACTTATTCGTGTGGCTGATGCGCAAAAAGAACTGGAAAAGTGGCATGAAACTCAGCTTGAGATGCAGAAAGAGTTGCTCGACCAAAAGGAGATTAATGAGCAAACCTACGCCGATCGTGTCGCTGAAATTAACAAGACTAATGCTTCGCAACTACAGGATATCCAGGCTGGATACACATCTGCCAGCCTGGCTATGTTCTCTGATCTCGCTGGCCAGTCAGCGCAACTACTACAGAGCATCGGGCAGGAGGGCAGTCTTGCCTATAAGACCCTGTTTATTGCCAGCAAGGCGGCGGCAATGGCGCAGGCTGTGATCAATACCGAACTGGCAGCAACCAAGGCTATGGCGGAAGGCGGCCTGATTATGGGGATCCCGGCGGCCACAGCAATCCGCGCCGTTGGTTACGCATCAGTGGCTTTGATAGCCGGACAGTCGCTTGCCGGTATGGCTCATGATGGCATTGACCGGGTACCGGAAACAGGGACCTGGTTGTTGCAGAAAGGAGAGCGAGTGGTAACAGCCAGCACCTCTGCCAAGCTCGATGCGACCCTGGAGAGGGTGCAACAGGCCAGGCAGGCCTCGGCTGGTGGAACCGTTCATATCCAGAATTCATTCACCGGAAAACCCGATGACGCAACGCTGATGGCTATCGACCAGCGAAACCGCCAACTGGTGATATCGATCCGTAAGGAAATGGCGGCTCAGGTGGTAAAGCCAACTAATGAGTTTGGCAGGGCCTTAAATGGATTCTATGGCCGGACCAGGAAGGAGTGATCACGTGCCTGACATTTTTTATCCACACGATTACCTGCCGATGCCATTGCAGGATGGTTATGGTTTCAAGCCTGTCAGCCCGCTGCAGCGCACCGAAACGACATCCGGCCGGGCCCGACAGCGCCGAAAGTATACATCAACACCAACTATCGCCACCGTGAACTGGATTTTTACAAAGCATAATCAGGCCCAGCTGTTTGAGGCATGGTTCCGCGATGCACTTACGGATGGCGCCGCATGGTTTTTGATGAAGCTGCAAACGCCGCTGGGCTGCCAGCAAGCCTATAAATGCCGGTTCACCGACATATATGAGGGACCGACGCTGGTTTCACCAAAATACTGGCGTTACAGCGCGCAACTGGAGTTATGGGAGCGTCCTTTGCTACCACCGGGGTGGGGCAATTTCCCGGAACTGGTGGCTGGCAGCGATATTATCGATCTGGCGTTAAACAGGGAGTGGCCTGAAGCATGACCAGTGCAGTTCTGAACAGGCTTTATGCCAGTGGCGGTGAAGAGGTCATCATCGATACACTGCAGATCACCGTTGGCGGCCAAGATTACTGGCTGACCCGCGGCTGGGATGACATTACCGTCACGCTGGAGAATGGCGCGCAGGCAACATTCCTTGGCTCTGCCATTGATGTGGCGCTACCGGCGCGAAATTCTGACGGCACCCAGGATCTGAAATTCGCCATCAGCAATATCGACGGCGTGGTTTCAACGGCGATCCGCAACGCGCTTGATAACCTCAGCGATGCCAGCATGACTTTCCGCCGGTATGTCTCGACCGACCTTTCCGCACCCGCGACGCCGCCGTTTACCCTAGCAATTAAAGAGGGGTACTGGACCGCGACGGAGGTGCAGATCACCGCTGGCTACATGAATATTCTCGATACCGCGTGGCCTCGCTACCGCTACACGCTACCAAACTTCCCTGGCCTCCGTTACCTCCAGTAGGAAATCACCATGTTCAATCCTGATAAATACCGTTCTGTCGAGTGGCAGAAGGGCGGGCGCGTTTACCCCGCGCTGGACTGCTTTGGCATCGTTAATGAAATCAGGCGCGACCTTGGCCTGGTGCCCTGGCCTGATTTTGCTGGGGTCACGAAAGATGATAACGGCCTCGATCGGGAGGCGAGAGGGTTGATGGCTGATCTGCAACGTTGTGACCCCGCTCCGGGCGCTGGCATTGCCTGTTATTCCGGTTCAGTGGTGACGCATGTTGCCATCGTGGTCGAGATTGACGGCCAGTTATGCGCCGCTGAGTGCAATCCCCGTACTAACGTGACCTTCCTGCCGCTGGCGCGGTTTGCGCGCCGCTTTGTCCGCGTGGAGTATTATCAGTGACGATACGAATCTACCCCTCCCGGTTGCAGGGAGAACCGCTGGAAAAGCACGAACACGAAACCATTACCCTCAGCGCCTGGTTTGCGCAGAACGTGCAGAGCTGGACGCCGGATCAGCAGCAACCGGTCGCGGTTGAAATCGACAGCGTACCGGTGCCACCGTCAGAGTGGCCGCTGTGCGTCATTCGCCCTGACAGCGACGTCAGGCTGTATCCGGTGCCATACGGTACCGGCGCGGAGATCGCTCTGTGGGTGGCAGTCAGCGTAGCTGTCGCTTCTGCGGCGTACAGCATCTACATGATGAGCACGATGTCTCAGTCCGGCGGCAGTGGTGCCCAGGCGGCGAGCGGCGATCAGATTGACCTTAACCCGGCCAAAGCGAACGCGGCGAAACTGGGTGATCCCATCCGGGAAATCTTCGGGAAATACCGTGTCTGGCCTGATTACGTCGTGCAGCCAGTAAGCCGGTTCGTGAACGAGACCAGCATGGAAACCAGCATGTTCCTGTGCGTGGGTGTCGGCGATATGGTGATTAACCAGTCCGATATCAAAATTGGCAATACACCGATCTCCGCGTTCGGTACCGATGTGCGTTACACCCTTTATCCGCCTGGCGCCACGGTGTCCGGCGACGCGCGCACCGAAAACTGGTTCAACTCACCTGAGGTGGGGAATACCGGTTCCGGTACCGCCGGTCTGGATCTGGGTTCAAGCGGCCCGGAAACAGTGAGTATCATCGCGGATGCTCTGGTCGTGTCCGGCAATACCATCACCCTGGTTGACGTATCGGCATCCGGCGGTGATGAGGAAATTCCGCCGTCCTGGACCGTCGGAACAGTGATCACCGCACTGGCACCAAACTCCTATACGGTCGTGTCGTCCGGCGGCTACAGCGTGATTTATGGCGGGATAGAGGAACTGGCCCCGTTTGTCGGCATGCCGGTGACACTGAACTATAACGGCAACGACTATGACCTGGTGATCGCCAGCTACGCCCCGGGCGTGCCGGCGGTGCCTGGAGTAGGTGGCAGCTCCGCGACTTTAACCGCCAGCGCTGCGCCGACGACTTACGATTTCAGCACCGCGCCAGTGACGTTCAGCATCAGCTGGCAGGGAACGACCTATCCGGTATCGCTGGTAACCAACTACGTCACAATGTCGGGCCTGGTGTCCTCGATCACCTCGCAGCTCTCAGGCTCCGGTCTGATTGCCCGGGATAACAGTGGGCGTCTCGAAATCGGTGAGGCCAGCAGCCCGTTCGCTGGCGGCTCAATCACCAACAGCCCGTTACCTGCTGCTGTGTTCGGGGATACGCCGGTCAATAAGGCTGGCGTGAAATCTACGGGCGGCACGGCGGAAGTCAGGGCGCACATTACTCTGGCGTATAACAGCGCCGCCGGAACGCCGTTTATCGGACTACCGGAGGGTATTCAGCGCTTCTCTCTGGGGCTGGCTGGCAATAAGTTCCGCATTACGGCTGTGGACAGCCAGACTGTCACGGTTGAACGGGTAACGGTCACCACCGGACCTGGCAGCGAGACCATCACGACGCCGGATCCATCGTGGCCAGGCTTCACCGAACGCACGCTACTGGATGCCACCGTAACGGGTGTCAGCGATGACTATGAGTGGGTCGGGCCGTTTCTTGCCTGCCCTGATGGAGAGACGCTTGACGCATTCGAGGTGAACATCAACTTCCAGAGCGGTCTGGTGCGTTATACCGACCAGGGTAACAAGCGTTCCATGCCGGTACGCCTGGTGATCCAGTATCGCAAGGTGGGCACCACCACCTGGTCTCAGCAGTCACCGTTCTATTCGCGCAGCACCGAAAACCAGATCGGGTTTACGCACCGCTACAACGTGTCGCCGGGGCAGTATGAGATCCGCATGCGCCGCACCGAGCCGGTCAAGGGTGGCAGCACCCGCGATCAGGTGTTCTGGCAGGCGCTGCGCTCCCGGTTGAGCAAACGACCCACGAAGTACGACGGCGTCACCACCATGGCGCTTACCGTGCGCACAGGTAATCGCCTCGCGGCCATGTCCGATCGCCGGATAAGCGTCACGCCAACCCGGCTTTACAGCGGCGGCAGAGCGGCGCGTAGCATCAGCGGCGCGCTTTACCACGTCCTGGAGTCGCTGGGATTCACGGCCAGCCAGATTGACACAGCGGCCATTAACGCGCTGGAGCAGACTTACTGGACGCCCCGCGGTGAGAAGTTCGACTGGGCCAGCGGTGAGAGCAAGTCAGCACTCGAGGTGCTTCAGAAAATCACCAACGCCGGGATGGGGTATTTCCTGCTGTCTGACGGTCTCGCATCTGCCGGCAGGGAAGGGATTAAACCCTGGGTCGGCATGATCACCCCGCAGGAAACCACTGAGGAACTGCAGACCGCGTTTAAGGCCCCGTCGCAGGATGATTACGACGGCGTGGACGTAACCTATATCAACGGCACCACCTGGGCAGAAGAAACTGTGCAGTGTCGCCAGCCTGGCAACCCTACGCCGGTTAAAGTCGAGAGCTACGCCCTGGATGGCGTTCTGGATGAGGACCGTGCTTACCGCATCGGCATGCGCCGGTTGCTGGGCTACCAGCTGCAGCGCCTGCAGCACACGACCTCAACCGAGATGGATGCGCTCTGCTACGAGTTCATGGATCGCATTGTGCTGGCCGATGATATCCCGGGTGGCCAGACGCTGAGTTGTCTTATTACGGATATGACGTATGACAGCAGCAAAATCACCCTGACGCTCAGTGAGCCGCCAGACTGGTCGTTCCAGAACCCGCGCGTGATTATCCGCCATCAGGATGGCCGGGCATCGGCAATGGTGGTGCCGACACGTATTGATGACTTCACCATTTCGGTGCCGTACAGCGCAGCGCTGGAGCCGGAACTGTGGGCGATGAACGATCCATACATCGAGCCGCCGCGGCTGCTCTTCTGTTCATCAGTACGTGTCCCGTATGACGCACTGGTAGGGGAAATTACACCTGGTAATGACGGGATCAGCCAGGTGACGGCGATTCAGTATCACCCAGGCAAATATGCCTATGACGACGCCACGTACCCCGGCGACGTCGCTTAACAGCACTTCAATATTATCTGACCCGCTTCGGCGGGTTTTTTTATGCCCGGAGCGAGCATGACTATATACGGCACTAATAAACCGCTGGGGTCGACTGATCCGAAGGACCTATTCGATAACGCCCAGAATCTGGACTTTGCGGTAAACGATATTACCAAAGCCATCTGGAAGGACCGCTTCGGCAGAAGCCGACCGACAATGTTTGGCATGGAACAGGCATTTTCAGCTCAGTTGCTAAGCCAGCAACAGCGGTTTAATAATTTCATCCAGAATTCTGGCTATAAGGTTATCGGTGAATATACCGCAGGCCCCCTGACTATCACTGACTATAACCAGCTGATTCGGTATCAGGATGCGCTCTGGAAACTGACTGCATCAACAAACATTCCGTTCACGACTACAGGTAACGATGCCGCGTCATGGGTGAACGATTCTGCGCATTTCGTTAGTGTCGGAGATGGGATGATTCGCCAGGAGTTAGCATCTCCCGGTGGTGCTGGTCTTGTTGGGGGTATTGCAAAACCTGTTACCTGGTCTGGGTTTTCTGGAGGCGCAGACCCTACTGGTGTGGCTTCCTCCGATGCCGCATTTTTAGCAGCGGGTGCATATATCGGAGAGGTGAGGGCTGAAGGTAATTTCAGGCTCGATAATCCAGTAAATCGCGTCAATTCGGTTATCGAATTACCGCCGGGCTCAACAGTCACAAAAAATAAGTTAGCCGGTCCGAGTACGGCTAATGGTGCAAAAATCCCATCCAAGACCATATTTGGGCGAATGGTCATCAGAGATGAAGATACTGCGCCTGTTGGCTCTGATTCATTCGCTGACTGGCCAGATATGGGGCAAGCTCTCCGCCTGGACTCAAAGCAGGTTCAGGGTCAGTGCGGCATGTTCCTCGGTGGAGATCGCCGAAGCCCTATTATTGGTGGTACAGCATACGTTGGATTCCACACACGCCACGATCAGTCTGTGGCCACCCCAAAGCTTTGGGGAATAAACCCTGTCGTAATTAAAAACGTTCGAGCTACCGATTTGCCAGCCGGAGTCTCATCAGAAACAATCGGCATGGAGATCAGCATCTCAAACAATACAGATGAAAGAGGGCAGCCATTGGGAGCGGGAGCGCTGCAGGGTCTCTTCATATCCTACATAAACACCCAGAATGAGGCATCATCAGCTATTTCCACGGGAGGCCTGACAGCTGGCTACCGTACTGCATTATGGCTGGATGGCGTTACACCTCAGGGTACGCATATTTCTTTGCGTGATGAAGTTAGTGCCAATAGCGGTGTTCGTTGCGGCATTGATACAACAGCTGTAAACCAGTTTACTGATTCAGCAATGTTGCTGGGCCGGGGTCATAGTATCGCCAGCCTTGATACAACCGGAACAATCAGGCCGCTGGTATATATTAACTCTTCCAATGAAATGGTTCATGGTGCCTCCCTTGCTCATCGTTTTATTGGGTCACTTTCAATATTTGACCATTCGATTCGCCCAGGTTCAGATAACATTTATGACTATGGTTCAGCGACTTATCGTGGACGTACGGCATATTTTGGAACAGGAAGCATTAACACTTCTGACGAGCGCCACAAGCCAATCCGGGAGAATGTGTCAGATGCTTTGCTGGATGCATGGGGCGAAGTCAGCTGGTCAACAATGTTCAAGTTTGATGACGCGATCGCTGAGAAGGGTGCAGACGGGGCGCGATGGCACTTTGGCTTGATAGCTCAGCATGTACGTGACGTGCTGACGAAGCATGGCATTGACGGTTTTACTCTCGGGCTGCTTTGCTACGACGAATGGGAAGACCAGTTTGTCAGCGAGCAGACGAACGTCGGTGAGATGACCGTAAAAACCAAAACGGTCACAGTCAAAAAATTCACGAAAAAGACAGTCAAAGAGTCGGCCATTGTCAGAAGCGAGAGCGGTGAACTGGTTCTTGTTGAAGTGGATGCTATTAAAGATGAGCCAGTTGGCACCCTGGAATATGTGAAGGATCGGCATGGCAACTTCATCCTGAATGATGATGGCGAGAAGCTAACTGTATTTATCCAAGAGACCGAGGAAGTAGAAAAAGAATACGAAGCCCCTGCGGATCCGGTTTATGAAAAGAAAATGGTGAAAGCTGCGGGTAACAGGTACGGCATCCGCTACGAGGAGGCTTTATCTCTTGAGGCTGCACTGCAGCGCAGAAGCTATGAGCGGCTGATGAAACAAAATACAGAGCTGTCCGCCCGTGTTTCCGAACTGGAACGCCGTTGATTTACCGAAGGTATCGATTTACCCCCGCAGCTGCACGCGGCGGAGGATGTTGCACCGCCAGGCGATGGCGATCTGAATCCTTCCCCTAGCGGTAAAGGCTGGCCCATGTAACTTCCTCTTATCTGCCGTCCAGGGTACCATTAAGCGGATCAATGCTAAGGACATCTTGATGTGATCTTATGCAATTAAATGGTCAGCGAGTTATCCGACGTGGCCGACAGTATCTATACAATGGATCTTTTCGCATCCGGTTAAATGGGGATTGAGCATAGCGTTCCCCAGTGAGTGATGCAGGCAATGGCCAAGCTGGTCTTACTTGGGCATGGCGAATAGTGTTTATCTAGGGAATAAATATGTCACATTTCATTACTAAGCGAATTAGTGTCACCAAATTGCAGCATGGTGTTGCCAACCTTATTTTTGCTATTGATGCTCCAAAAAGTGAAGAAATAACACTCTTTGCCTCTTCAATGGTCAAACTCTCGGGATGGGCTCTGTACGATAAAAAAAATGTTGATATTGTGATAAAAAATCAACATGGCGAAGAGGTTTTTAAATGCAACAGAGTCAGAAATGACGTATTAAAAAACCTTAATATAGATGCAATCGCACTGTGTGGATTCCTCATCCCCATCGTATTTTCCGGCAGCTTCGACATCGGCTTTATTGTCAATGGTGAAGTTGTCTGGGGGGCGAGGGTTGACATAAAGACACCTGCGAAAGTTCAACATGGAAAATCTGGCTACCTCTTCTTAGATAATGATCATAATAAAAGTGTGGCACAGCATATCGGGCAGGAGTTGATATCTGATGAAACCCTCTCATCATGGAAAGAGTACTTCTCAACGCTCAATAGTTACATTGACAGCAGCCAGTCAAAACGAATTTTCACACTAGCGCCTTCAAAAGAACTTGTTCTTCCTCATTACTATCCACACAAAAAGGCGGATATTACGCCGGTGGAGCAGTTTCTTATCAATCTCCACAATGAAGGAATTCTCGATCCGAAAGAATTACTGAGTCATGCAGGGGATAGTACTTATTCCAGGCAGGATACGCACTGGACAGATTTTGGAGCTGGCATTGCGGTTAACCATATTCTTGATAGCATTGGTATCTCATTAAAAGAACCATTCCCATTTAAGTTTAGCTACATCAAATCAAAAGGTGATTTGGGTGTAAAAGTTTCGGAATCAATGTATCAAGAGATCATGAAGGCCGATTTCTATTCGGCTAGAGCATTCAAAATATTTGACAATAAAATTAATAACAGAGGCTATATTCAAGTCTATCAGAACCCCAGCGCTGCCATTAAGCAAAAGATTGTCGTATTCGGTGATTCATTCTCTCATAACATGATTCCATATTTTGCCAATGCGTTTTCCAGAGTGGTCCATGTTTTGTCTGGTGCCTGTATAGATTATGACATTTTGAAGCATGAGATGCCTAACTTGGTAATATGCGAACTCACCACCCGTTTTTTGGTGCAGGCGCCAGAGTCGAGCTACTCAGTTTCACAGGATTGCAAAAGGAAAATACTATCCATGTCGGAATCAGAGCGAGAGAGCTTTTTAAGCTCCTTACATGATAGCGATGAAAGCTGCTCTTTTTATGTACAAAAAACAATTGCCGATCTAAATGAGCTGGCTCTTCAATCGCCTGCTATAGAAGCTGATGGCAAGGGCAATAACTCGCATAAAAATGAGTTAATAATTTGATTACGTTTTTGTTTTTATTGAATAAAATCAGATGGAAACAAAACGATAAAAATTGATAGGTTGCGCCATCTTGATCTGCACTGCCTTTGAAACTACTGTATATAAAATCAGTAGAAAGGAGTGCAGATCATGGGATTTCCCTCACCGGCTGGCGATTACGTAGAGCAGCGATTTTCACCTGCCAGCATGTGCATCACGAATACCAGCCGCATCCTGGATACGTCGTCCGGGTTCGCAGTTATCGAGCCGGTCACCAGGCTAGTGCAGGGGCAGACTCTCCCTCCTGATCCTGACTGGCGGGCGAACGCAGTTCGCGAAGCTCAGGGGCAGGGCGTTAATTACGGATGATGGCGAAGCGATCGAGGGGGCTGCGGCGGAAGAAGTTGAAGTGCTGGGGCGGGTGACGTTCTTCATCAACAGCGCGAACGCTGATGATAAGTCTCCGGTGTAAAAAGCGGTGCGCACCTGTAAGTCCTACAACGGATCGGTGGTGATATTGCCGCAGAGGTCGGGGCGGGTAAAGAGGCAGTCGTGATTTCTGGAAGGGGCTACACAAAGTTTAGTATCACCTGACGGCCGTAACGCTCGCTGTTTGACAAGCGTTTTACCATCATTTTGCCATCTTTTTACCATCGGCAAATCGCAGATACAAAAAACCAACCTCAATGGGTTGGTTTTTAGAGAATTTTGGTCGGCATGAGAGGATTTTAACCTTCGCCCCATGACAGCACGCTACCATGATAATCAAGGCGCTGCGGAACCTAAAATAATTTTCCATAGTCCACGATATCCATCTACAGACCATCCGCCATGCATAACTCTCCCTACACGCTGCGTGTGTCCGGTGATTCCATGATCGGCGGCGGTATTCTCGATGGCTCTTTTCTTCTCGTCGACTTCAGCCTTACACCCCAGCATAACGATATTGTCGTCAGTAACATCGTGGGCGTGTCTGGTTTCTACAAAGATTCCCGCACAACGGGCGGGAATCGGGTAAGCTTGAACGGCATGAAATTGTCGCGCTAGTTTAAAAAGGGATAAACTTTAAAAGAAGCCCATAATTCATTGTTAAGTGCCAGCAAACCTACGGAGATATAGGATAATATCGCAAGTGCTCCTGTAAAATAAAGTATTGTTTTCTTTATCTTTTTCCACAGAATTAGGGCTGGAATCGAAATTACGGCTATCACACCCATCTGATAAATAAATTGTTTGGCAATGTCACCATCACTCCAAGGGTATATAAAAACATAAGGGGCAAAAAGTATTAAATGGACAACTCTAAGTATAAACCCTATACATGCCCCAGGTATTGCAAAAAAGCCCCCGGCGCTTTGTAATAAAAAACTTGCCCTCAGGCCGGGAATAAGAATAAAAAAATTAAGAATAGCCCAGAATATTAATATTATCGTGGCATAGCCAAAAAGAGTGCTTAGTCCAGATTGACCGGCAACTGCTGTAAACTGTGGCGTCTGGTAAGACTGGCTCGGCTGACTAACTGATTTGCTGGCATCACATGCCCTTTGCCAGCTCTCTGCATTTTTTGCCTGCCATCCATGATCATACTGTGTAAACGGCCTGTCACTGGTAACATACTTGCCTTCATCATCTTGCCTAACACCCATATTTAAGCCCCATTATTTTTATTCATGCCGATATGTGTAGTTGTACGACTTATGCTTAACGGAATGTCCGATCCCGTTGTTGTTACACTTGATATGATAACGCAATATGGCCTATAAGGAAGAGAACAATTACAGCAACCATTTCCTCCAGCATGCGGTTCAGCTTTTCCCGATCGCTTTTGCTGGCATCGCTATTCAAGCCGTTCGCCTGCATCGGCTTAACCTTCACTTCTGCATCCGGAAAAATCCGGTGCACTCGCTTAGTCAATTCGGCATGGCTGAAGCATAGTCGTTAAGATACAGGATATTCAGCGGTAATTATCAATAGGCACAGCCTCCTTGCTCTGCACTTTCTTTAAAACTACTGTATATAAAAACAGTAAAAGGAGTGCAGATCATGCCCCGCTTAAACGACATTAATACCGCATTTACGGCAGCAATACAGCAAAACCCTAAAGGATTTCAGTGTTTACGCACTGATGACTTCATACGTGAGCTGCGCGCCAGGAACTGGCATTTCAGCCAGGCCGATGCCAACGAGTGGATAGAGCGGTATCAGGAATTCTTCGTCGATAAGACGCCGGACGACAGCGAGAATCGTCTTTGGATGCTCCGCAACATGGGGAGGGTTCTGTAATGGGATTCCCTTCACCGGCGGGTGACTATGTAGAGACCAGGCTCACACCGGAGCGCATTTGTGGAGTGGGCATAGACACACGCATTATGGAGACTTCGAGTGGATTTGCCGTTATCGAGCCGTGCACAAGACTGATACAGAATCAGGTGCTGCTGATTTTGTCTGGCGGGCGGACTCAGTTTGCCCGAGTCATGGGTAGGGCGCTGATTTGTGAGGATGGAGAAGCGATTGAGGGCGCAGCGGCCGAAGAAGTCGAGGTGATGGGGCGGGTGACTTTCTTCATCAACAGCACAGACGAGGATGACAGGCCGGTGTAAAAATAGAGCCCACAAAAAAGCCCGCATCAGCGGGCTTCTTATCGCTCGGGAGCCGCGGCTCCTTTGCGTATCCTTTTTTGTCCCCTCACCGTCTGGTCGGTGTCCTGCTGAGACTGCTAACTTCCTGTTATTGCTGGTGATGTCCTATCACTGTCCAATCATGATTGGTGGAGCTGGCGGGAGTTGAACCCGCGTCCTCGAAATCTCGCCAGGATTAACTATGATCGAATCGGCCTGTATCTGAAAGCATTCGAAAGAAAGACATGATGGCCATGCCCAAAAAGTCTAAGGTCCGTTATCAGCGAGCAGCGGACCTTGGCATTGGACAGGAACTAAGAATCTATACCATTAACGATGGCTAAAGCATCCGGCCAAAAGGCTTTGTCTTTGATATGTTTCCTAATTAGAATCCGATTCGAAACAATAATTGATGACCAACGTTCCTGCCAAGCTTTATATGAATGCCATGAATATCCAATATAATAATCTTTTTTCATTGTCGTCATTGAGCGTAACACTGCTTCAAGATATTTATCTTCTATGGATGTACCTTTTAACTCAAAAATGGCTCCAAGATAAATAAGCCAACGAGCAAGATGCTCATATTGAACCCAAGCGTTGTGTTCTCTTGTATAATTTGTTTTTCTCTCAATTATTTCACCAATCACCTTTACTACTGACCGATTGTTCCAACTTAGACCTTCGGCAGCAATAGCTGCAATTATTTGATAAAGAGAATCTTCAAGCTTTAAATAGTCATCAGTAAAGGAGTAATTTTCATAGACCACCTGACGGATAGATTTCAAAGACTGCACAGAAATCTGTTCCGCTTTGGGTATGGCGTTATTTAGACTTTCAAAAAAATCTTTAATCTCAAGTGAATCGAGCACCCTAATCCCATAACAATGAGAGTAATAATCTTTGACGTTTTGATCAACAACACCTCTTGATATAAGAAATATATTTGAACCTACTACGTGGCTTTTAGAAAAACCTTTGTAATCATTTATTATTGCCTTAAGATTTGTATCTCCAAGAGAATAACCTAAAATCACAATAGTGTTTTCATGTAAGACAGTACTTAATTTACGAGAAAAATATGAATCGCCATTCAAAAATTTAAAATAGTCCTCAGAAGTGATTATCATATTTTTAGGCGAATCCAAAGAACCATGAACATGATAAACTTTAATATTTGCGGACGATCTTGGTATTGGTAGTCCAGGAGTAATTGATTGAATGGTATTGCCACCCGCTAACTTCTCTGCCAACTTATCGTAATTAGTAGTTACGACCCGGAATGAACGTTTTTCAAAGAAGTCTTTGATGCTTTTATTTTCCCCGCTAATAGTTACAGCACCAATAATCTTAACAACTTCTTCGTAAATATCCTTATCTACTGCAGCCAACTTCAAAGATATTATTTGAGCGGCTTCTTCCAAGCTTAAGGCTGATACTTTACCCTGAGGGAAAAGGGACTCCTTAATTTTTTCTGAATTTGGTAAGGAATCACACAATACCTCCAAAAGCCCTTTCCATGTAGGAGCTGAGCCATTAGATACTTCTTTTGAAAAGCCCGTTCCGGTAAATAAACAAAGTCTATTTGTTGCTGCTGCGTATGCAATTTCGAATATTTCACTCATCGGAATAATCCTTTTGGTTTTTATGACAAAACATATAAGTTAATAATGTTTTTATCAATATCATAACGTCCGCTCTTGGCACAAAGCGAGCTTCGGCAGCTGAACCTGGTTCGCGAAAAACAACCTAATAGCTGGATATTCTTTAGAGTTTTGCCTGGCACAAGAGGGTTTGAGCCTCCGCCCCCGCCAGTCAGTTAGCCCTGCATTGACTGAGAAAACGTAATCATCTTTGGGTGCAAGTTATTGAAAGAATTGCATCACCAAATTGGCCTTTTTTCTCATAATTGATGGTAACTATTTAAAAATAAAGGCTTAAGGGACGGTCTCGAAAACCGGAGTAGGGGTAACTCTACCGGGGGTTCAAATCCCCCTCTCTCCGCCACTTTATCTCTTCAGTCACGCTTTCCGCTAGCTTTCTCGTCAGACATCCTGTGCGCCGGGTACATTATCATCCCATTTACGGGAAGTAACAGACCTTTACCGCTGCAAAACAATATATGTGAGCTAAATCAGGATGTTTACCCGAATCGGTTGTATTACGGGCGTTACTCCTGATGGCAATATTGCCTGAGCAGGGCAACCTGCTCGGCACGCAGACGATAGCGATACACGGGTCGTCCGGTGGCACCATAGTGAATACTGGTATGCAAAATGTTGACCTGTGCCAGCCAAATCAGATATTTGCGACAAGAGACGCGCGAGATATTGACCGCATGTGCCAGATCGTCGGTGGAAAACTCGATACCCGGATGGGCATCAATCCACAGGCACAGCGTGCGCAGCGTCTGTGGGGTGAGTCCTTTCGGCAGGCGCCGACTGTCTGCCAGTCCTGGCGCACCGCCGCGCATCAGCCGATCGACATCCGCCTGGTCATGATACTGATGCGACGCCATCAGGGCTTTTTTCTCGCGCCAGCCGTTCAGGGCCTCTTCGAAGCGCGGGAACTGGAACGGTTTGATCAGGTAGTCCACCACCCCGTAGTGCATGGCAGTCTGAATGGTTGCGGCATCGGATGCCGAGGTGATCATGATGACATCGGTGTTACGCCCGGATGCGCGGATAACCGGCAGCAGGCTCAGGCCGTTTTCACGCTGCATATAGACATCCAGCAGAATCAGGTCCACCTGCCTGGCGGGCGCGTTCAGCACCGCCCCGGCCTCAGCCAGGGTTGTGGCCACGCCGCAGCAACAAAAACCGTTCACCCGGTTAACGTACTGACAATTAAGATCGGCCACCATGGCATCATCATCGACAATCAAAACATGTATCAC